CTATTTCAGGATCAGGGAGTGCCGGATACCGAGCCAGATGGTGGCGAGCCCGGCACTGATGATGCTGGTCAGCATTATCAGCCGGACACCGACGCCGATCTTCTCCGACAGATTCCGCTGATGGCGCAGATAGGCAAAATCGTGCTGCGCCTGGATCACCCGCTCCGGCGAGGTGACGTCGAGGCCGAGCTCGGTCAATGTCGCCCGCACCACGCGGCGGGCATCGTCCTGGTCCATGGAGGCACTCCCTTCGCCGCGTCAGCGGTCCTTCGTCAGCATGGCGATCAGACTGGCAAGGGCGATGCCGACGGCCCCGATTGCCTCACCGATCTCAGGCTCCAGAGATACTCCGGTGGCCGTGAGAAATCCTGTCAGGCCGATCCAGGTGCTTCGTTCACCCAAACGGTCCAGCAGCCAGCTTGTGTTGAAGGTCATTGCTTTGTCTCCAGCAGATTGGTTTCGGCGGGGGTGGCGCAGCTGTCCAGAGCGGGATCGATGTCCCCGGCATCCCGCAACCGTTCCCGGACAGCGGGGGACAGGGCGCAATAGCCATCGCGCACGGCGCGGATGGCGGCGAGCGCATTGGTCCTGCGGATTTCAATCTCCGCGGCGGCATCGGGATCGGCACATCCCGGCAAAACCGCCAGCAGGCTCAAGACAGCCAGTATCGACCTGACATGCATGATCAACTCCTCATCTTGTGGGAAAATCGAATAGGCGATGGGTGGGGAATTACGGGCTCTCTTCCGCTTCCCAGAGCCGCAGCTGGTTGCCCCAGACCTCGGCGGTGACCCGGGTCACAACTCCCGCTGCCTGGCCTGCATAGTTCGGGATTCCGCCGATGCGTTTGACTCCACCTGCGCTGCCGCCGAGGGTCCATGACGGCGCGAACCCTCCGGCACCGCCCTGGGTGATGAGGAATCTTCGTGTGTATGCGAAGCCGAGGCCGAGTGCTGCGAAATCGAAGGCGACGTTTCCGGTCAGGGTCACGGCAAGGGCATTCCAGCGTGCCGCATCGATGGACACTGTCTCGGCGCCGACGTCTCCGAGGTCTTCGATACTCATCCGGGTGCCGCGCAGGTTCCCGTCGGCCAGCGCATAGCCCTGAAGGTTCAGGCCCATGGTCTTGATCTCGCCGGTTGCCCGGTTGATCTCCAAAGGCCGGCCGGTCCAGGCCCCGCTATTGTCGAACGTGTGCAGGAAGATCAGGCTGCCGCCCGCCGTATCCGACAGGGGGGTGTCGTCGAGGCCGAAATCCAGATGCGGCAGATCATCCCGCATCATCCGGAGGTTAAGGTACTGGCCGGGCGGGGCATTCAGGGCCGGGGAATGGCCGTCGATCTTCAGGGCCCCGGTTATTGTCCCGCCCGCGCGTTCGAGGAAGGCGGTGAAAAGCGGGTAGCTCAGCACCCAGTCGCTCCGTTGGGTAGCGCCTTCGGCAAAGCTGATCTCCATGGTCAGGGCCGTGCCATCGAGCGTTGTGATCGTGCCGGCCATGAGGTGTGTCGCCTCGCCCGCACTGGTGACCCGCAATACCTGTCCGGCCTTCCAGCCGGGGGGCGGGGCGGCCAGCAGGGTGAAGGTGACGGGGCCGGTCGCGGGGGTGAGCGGGGAAGCGGAAAGCCCGGCCATGCCCTTCAGGACGGCGGTTTCCTCGGCAACCGCACGGACGATGGCGGGGAAGCCGGTTTCTTCCTCGGCATAGGCATTGCCGTCCAGATTGGCGTCGGTGAAAGTGCGGTCGCCGATGGTCACGGACCAGGTCATCAGTACAGCTCCTCTATGACGAATTCCTTGGAATAACGGTCGTTGAAATCGTTCACGATGGGGGTGGTTTCGGCGATCCGGCCATAGACCGTGCGCCTGTGCAGGTGGGCGGTGTCGTCCGGATCGACCATCGCCAGGATGTCGCCGCCGGTGCCTTTCAGCCGTTCCAGCTCGTAGGCATTGGCCAGCATCTCGTCGATATCCAGATGCTCGATCCGGAAGCGCAGGCGACGGTATTTCGGCTTGCCGTCGAAATAGGCCTGGCCGCCGCGCGACTTGACGATCCGGCTCTCGTCCACCTGCTCTATGCTCCAGCCATATTGCAGGTTCACGCTGGGCGTCCATGCCGGTGCCAGCAAGGCGCGTCCCGCTTGCAGATAGCCGGCCGGGTTGTCCGGGTCTTCCAGATCCACGCGCACATAACGCACGCGCCGCGCCGCGGGCAGGATGGCGTAGGACCCGATGCCGTACGTCTCCGCCGTCGCGGTATCGAGATGGCCGCCCCACTGGAACTCGCCCCAGTGCCCGGTGCCGAATGGCACCACGCGGGGCCAGATCGGCACGGCGCCGGTGTCGAGTTCCGGCTGTTCCAGTGAGGTATTGAACAGCCGTACCCGCCAGGTGCCGCGCTGGCTCAGATTGTGGTTCAGAATACCGGCGAAACTGACGGGACGCTGGGCGCCGAAATCCACCTCGAACCAGCAGGAAGCCGGATCGGTGTCGACGGTTCGAGCCACCCGGCTCGGGTGCGGGTGGGCGAGATTGTCCAGCGGCAGACCGCTGCTCCAGTCCCCGCCGTCGAGGGCCGCATTGTCCAGATAGTTCCGGTAGACGATCAGCATGTTGCTCATCGGTTTCTATCCCCAGAGGGTGAGTTCGGCTTCGTCGAAGGCGCTGTCTTCGGACAGCCCGGCAAGCACCAGATTGCGTCCCGCTGCCAGCCCGTGGCGCGGATAGGTGATCCGGATGGTGCTGCCGAGGGTGAGGCTGTAGGGCCGGGTTTTTACCCGGACCCTGAAGAGGTCGCGCGCCGTGCCGAAAAGGGCGAGACGCCGGGCCGCTTCCGATGCCGCATCTGTCTCTGTTGCCAGCAATCCGTCTTTCTGAATGTCGCCGGCGAGTTTGTGCCGGATCTGGATGGCCGGGTCCGATGCGTCCGCATAGCGATGGGACGCGGCCAGGTCGCTCCGTGCTTCGGCGCCGAGCGCGGAGGCGCTTTCCCCATCCGAAAGCGGACGCCAATAGCGGGCGTAACCGAGTTTCTGGCGCCAGAGAGGCAAGGCGGATGGCTCGCGTTCAAGGCTGACGATGGCGCTGTCGTCGAAACTTTCCGTCGCGGTTTCCGCCGGTTCCGTCAGCCTGCCGACGGTGAACTGTCCTTGCCGGTCGAAACCGAAATGGGCGCCGATACTGTCCGCAAGACTGTCGAGAGCGGACAGCATGCCGGTCTCCTGTCCGACGAAGAAGCCGGTGGCCATGGGGGCGGCAAGAGTGAGACCCGCGAAAGCGCCCCAGTCGATGAGCGTCAGCCCGGAGGCTCGCATGGCAATACGCAGCATCAGGCTGGCGGCGTCTTCTGCATAGGCGCCGCCCGTCGCATCGCCATGAACATGGGCCGTGACCGGACCGTTCGGCGCGCTGCCAAGCCGGAAGGTCCCGGCGGATAGATCCACGGCATAATGCGATGGCGCCGGCGGTTCAGTCCCGGCGGTCAAGGCCAGGCCGCTGTCGAATACGGCGTCGATCCCGGAGATCTGACCGTCATGCACCTGATAGGTCAGGGTGGCGGCATCCACCAGCACCGCCGGTACATGGAAGCAGCGCCCATAGCACAGCGGCTTCGGGCGGCCTTTCAACCCGGCATCACCCTCGCTTTCGCCCGTGCCCAGATAGAGGGTCTGCTGCAACGGCCGCTCGAACAGCACCTGCAGATCGCGGAGATGCAGCCGGATCCGGTCGTCATCGAACTCGATACGCTCTGCCGTGCCGTCGAACACAGTCCGGTAGTCGGCGAGGCGGAACCGGTCGCCGCCGAGCAAAAGCCGAACCCGGCGCCCGTCGAATGCGAGGCCGCGCCAATGGTCGAGCGCACCGTCGGCATTGTTGATGTCGAGTGTGCCGAAGCCCGGCACCGACCGGCCCTCAAGCTGACCGCTGCGATAGAGATGGCGCTCGAAACTGATGGCGGAGAGCAGCCTTGCATCGAAATACTGGTTGCCAGGCACCTCCTCCGGTTCCGTGGTGAAACCGTGGTCGCTCAGGTAGAGCGGAACAGTGGTTTCGGTCTCCGGGTCATACGGCTCCAGGATTGCCAGATAGCGCCGGACCGAAAAAGGATCAGCGATCAGCTCGTCATAAAGAGACATCTTTGCTCCTTCAGGCGGTTTGGCGCGAGAAGGCCCGGCCAAGCACGCGGTTGAGCCGTTCGTTGTCGTCCCGCAATGCGGCGACCTCCCTGTTCAGACGCTTCATCTCTTGAACAAGCTCGCGGCTGTCCGCCCGTTGCAGGCGCAGGGCGTCCCGCGTCTCGCCGATGCCGCCGCTATCGTCGTTGGCGGGCAGACTGAGCGTGACGGGAATGGAGCGCCCGTCCGGCAGGGGCACATAGGCTTCCGGCTGGCTGCCTTCACCGAACAGGGCGACGGACACGTCGCTGGTAATGCCGCCATCGTACGGTGCGGTCTGGGCCGGGCCGTTCGCGGTCATGATCCCGCCGGTGGCGAAGCCCATGGCGGTAACCACCGCGTTCACGGCCGGGTTCTCCGCCCGAAGCCGCGTGAGTTGGCCTTCGCCGAACCCGCTGGGTAGGGGAAGCCCGGCGGCATCGAGAGCGGTCAGGATGGCGAGGTTGGTGTCCGGGTTGTAGCCAAGGTCGTACCCGGCAAAGGGCGAGCCGCCGCCTCCGGACTGGTATTGCCCGCCGCCGTTCGACTGGTATTGCGGGGTGCCGTTCGTGGTGCTCTGCGGCTCGAGCCGGTCGCGGATTTCGATCAGCACATCCAGTTGGCGCTCTGCCGCCGTGATCTGCGCTTTCGTCTCATGCAGCGCGGACGCGAGAACCGCATCGACCTGATAGAAGATATCTGTGTAGGCCTGGCTGGAGGCGTGTACCTCCCGCGCCAGAGTCAGGTACGTGCGGGCGCTGGCCGCCAGATCCTCCCGCGCCTCCGTATCGCCATCGGCGGACGCGGCGGCGAGCTCTTCGAACCCGGTCCGCGCCTGTGCCAGCCGGTCCAGCGGCGCGTGTGGCGAGAGGGAGCTGTCGAGAGCGAAATCCTGCCGGGCGGAGGTGAGGTTTTCCGCGAGGCGGACGAACTCTCCGACAGCATTTTCCTGCACTGAGATTTGCCGGTCGAGCCCGGCGGTCGCCGCCTTGATACTATCGGCAAAGGTCTGGACCAGATCGCCGCTTTCGCTGAACGTAAATCCGATCCGGTCGAGTTGCGCGGTGAAGTTCGCCTCGATTTTGCCGAGGATCTCCTGATCCTGACCATAGCCGAGCTGTTCGGCCTGTTGCCGCAGGCTGTTCCTTTGATCCAGCACCTGTTGCGCGGCCGCCCGTTCCGGAGAGAGCTCTTGCAGGAAAAGGGTCCGGACTTCCGCCCTCAGTGCGTCGTTGGCGGCATTGATCTCGGCGGCGACATCGATGGTCTCCAGCCCGAGCGCTGCCAGTTCCCGATTGAGGGCTTCCAGAGCCGGGACAAGGGCTGTGATCTGGGCCGCCTGCTGTTCGTACAGCAAGGCAAAGCCTTCAAGCGGCGCCTCTGTCCCGGCCAGCGAGAGCGTATCGAGCAAATCACGGGTCATGCCCCGGACGGCGGCGCCTGCCTGCTCGAGACGAAGGTCCGCGGCAGCGTCCGGTGCTTCGCCGCCGCTGAACAGCACGGCCACATCTTCCAGGAACAACCGGATGGGCTCGAAGGCATCACCTGCAGCGGCCCGGCCGATTTCCTCGATCGTGGCGCGATGGGATTGCAGCGCGCGGGTATAGGCATCGACGCTTTCAGTACCGTCCCTGAAGAGCGCGACGGTCTCCTCGAAGCTGGCGAGGAAATCGATCCGGCGCAGCGATGTCTCGAGGCTTTCGAACGGTGCCGCGAGCAGTTTTTCGATACCGGCCTCGAAAATTTTCTGGCTCTGCTGGCCCGCCCCGATATCGTCCGAGAGTCCCGTCAGGTTGCCGTCGCGCACCGCTTTGGCGAAGGACAGCTCGATGGCGCGGGCAATCAGCTCCTCTTCATCCTCGATGCCGCTGAGGTCGGCACCGGTGGCAAAATCGCCGGTGGTCTCCAGGCCGCCAACGAAATAGCCGGTTGGCAGGTTGGACTTCCGGCCGCTGGAATAGCCGATCTGCAGAAAGTTGGCGGCATTCCCCGAAAAGGCGACGCCAAGCCGATCCGTCATTGAGTCGAGGGCCGTCAGGACCCGGTCCTGCAATTGCAGCAGATCGTTGAGCGGCCCGTCATCCAGCTCAAAAGAGCTTTCAGCAGTTGGGGTGCCGCCCTCGATGCCGATAACGGCCTTGGCGAAGGGATAGTCCTTGTCCTTGAAAAGCTCGTTCAAACCAAGCGCGGCAACGGCGGCGATGGCGCCGATCGTGCCCGTACTGCCAAGTGAAGCGATGCTGTCAAGAGAGCCGATACTTCCGGAGAGCAGTGAGCTGCCCGCACCAGCGCTTGCCCCTCCCATGCCGGGCAGAAAGCTGGAAAGCAGAGAGCCGCCAGCCTCGAACAGTCCGGACAACCCGCCGCCGCTGCCCCCGAGGGAGCCAAGAATGCTGGAGGCTGCGGATGCCAGGCTGCCCGCGCCGTCGCCGAGGATGTTGTCCCAGTCGATTGCGGAGATTGCCTGGCCGAGACCGGATGCCATGTTTTGCCAAATGGAGGCAAAGGTATCGGCGCCGTTCTCTGAAATCCCGGCAAAGGCCCGGTCGAAATCTTGGGCGATATCGTCGGAGAGTGTACCCCAGGCCGCGTCGCTGCGCCGGGCGGCGTCCTCCTGTGCTGTGGCAATGTTCTCTGACGCGGTCAGTTGCTCGACCATGGACTCCGTAATCAGGTCTTCCAGATGCAACCTGTCTTCACCGAGCGCGAGCAGGTCCGCTTCGCGCGCGGTGAAGGAGGCGTCCTGAAACTGCGGGATCTGTGTGCCGGGTGACGGTACGGCCGGGCGCAGCCGCTCCAGGCTGTCGAGTGCCGCCCCGACCCGGTCGAGTGCGCTGGTGATGCTGCCGGCAAGGCGGTCGAAAGCGGATTCCGCGCGGCTCAGGACCGGCGGCATGGTGTCGATGGCCTCCAGCAGGGTGTAGATTCCGGCGGCGGCACCATCCTCGGGCAGGCGGCGGATCGGCATGGCGATCAGTCCTTTTTCTTTTGCGGGGAAGCCTGCTCCGCGCGGGTGCGGAGATAGGCCTCGTCCATGGTGCGGAGCAGGGGCACGAACTCGTCCGGGTCCGTGATGCCGAAGAGCCCGCAATAGGCGGCGATCTCGGCCAGCGGGATGGCCCCTTCCGCCGTTCCGAACGGCGTGGACACAAGCGGGCGTCCGCGCGTCAGCAAGGCGAAAGCGTGGGCCACCCGCTCAAGATCCGGAAACAGCTCGGGTTTCTCGTCGAGTGCGGCTGGCTTTGTGCCGCTTTGCTCGGCGAGAAGACTCAGGAAGTCTTGCCGCCCGCCCCAGGCGACTTGCCAGCGGACGAAGGCGGCAAGTTTTTTTCCGCTTCCTCCTGATCCTGCTGTCGGTACAGCTCGATATCGGTCGCCATCTCGACGATGAGATCGCGGAAATCGCGCAGCGCCGGATCGAGCAGCAACTCGCGCGCCCGGTCCGGCGAATAGGCAAGCGCCGCGCCATCCAGCGCGAGATCCTGCCAGTCGAGCAGCACGGTTTCCGCCAGCACTTCGGCGGTCACCCGTTCCGCCGTCGCTTCCTCCAGCGTTCCGGCGCGCAGGGCCCGGCGGAAGGGTTTCATCCGGCGCTGCATCGCCTCGCGATAACGCCGGTTGCCGATCCGGGCGAGCTTGACCCGCGCGCCACTGTCGTCGCCGTCCAGTGCAACCCAGACGCCTTCATCCTCGGCGGTGCGGTCGGCCTTGAATTTCGAGAGATCCATTATCTGTCCTTTGGAGATTAGGTTGTGTCTGGGGTCAGGCGGCGATGCGGTCGATCTGGAAGGTCGCGCCGGTGGCCGGATCGCGAACTGCCTGGAACTGGAAGTCGGCCATGACGTCCTGGTCCGGCCCGCCTGCGGCGATACTGCCCCGGGTCAGCCGGACACGCGGCAGGGTGAAGACATAGGCGTTGCCGTCCGCGTCGGTGACCCGGAAGGACAGGCTGGTCGGGGTGCCGTTCAGGTATTTCTCGTAGAGCGCACCATCGGCGAAATAGAAGCTGGCCCGGCCCGTCACCTGGCATCGGCCGGTGCCGATATCGACATTGCCGAGACTGCCGACTGCGCCGATCCCGCGCAGCCCGTTGGCGAGCGAGATCGAGAGCGATTGCAGGAAGATGCCGGAGAGCGGGGCGCCGCCTTCCATCACCTGGCCGATATTGTTGACCGCGTTCAGCACCGGATTGGACATGGCCGGAATGGCCGCGCCGGTGCCGACCGTGGCGCTGCCGATCGAGGCGGAAGCGCCCATGAAGCCGAAGCTGCCTGTCAGCACCCGGCCGGTCTGGATCTGCAGATCCATGGTGTCGGCGACCATGCCGGTGAAGGCGATATACTGGCCGATATCGGTGAAGGCCTTTTCCAGCGTCAGCGCCGTCTCCGAGACCCCGTTCCGGATCATCGAGCCGTCGATGCTGACGGTGAGACCGGTCGCAGCCTCGTCGCTTGCCGGAGCGGACGCCACGGTGAGGGTGTTCGCGGTCACGGCGCTGACCTGGTAGAGGCCGTTATTCTCTCCGCTGTTCGCCGCGAAGCCGCCAACCCGGACCCATTGTCCCGTCTTGATCCCGGCCGCGACGAAGTCCGTTGAGGTGCTGGTGAAAGCGCTGCCGCTTGCATCGGCCGCGATATCGTCCGCGACGGAGATGGCGAGCGGGGCGGACCAGACCGAGAACAAAGCGCTTTCGATCAGCGTGTCATAGGCGCCGTAGGACAGCTCCAGATTGACCGCGCCCGAGGCGGAGGCGCCGGTCTGGATCAGGTCGGGGACCTGACGGTCGGCCCGGACTTCGGACGAGCTGGTGGTCGCGATCGTGTAACCAAGACTCTCGCCGGTGAAGCGAAGTTTTGTCAGGGCCGAGGCCGGGGTCGATCCCCAGAGCGATTCCTTTGCATAGGCGAGTTCCGTGCGGCTTGAATCCGCCATGGTGGTCTCCTTGGGCGTGAGGTTTGGGGTAGAGGTGAAAGATCAGTGGATTTCGTCGCGCCAGAACGGGATCGCCACGGCGGCCCGGTAGGCGCCGTCGATATTCTCGTCCGCGGTGATTTCAGGCGGCAGCAGCACGTGACCGACGATCAGCGCACCGTCGAACAGGGCGGCGGCGGCATCGGCGAGAATGCTCGCCTGCTGCGCGCCGCCGCCAAGCGGGGTGAAGCAGTAGATCACGATGCGGCCCCGGTAGCGGTGCAGGGCCGGGCTGCCGAGCGCGGCCTGCTCCGATTGCTCATGCAGGATCATCAGCTTCACCCAGCGTCCGTCCTCGGGCGGGCTGAAGGCGACATTTTCGAAGGCGATCGGGGTGAGCATCCAGTTGGCGCTGAAAAAACTCTCGACCGCGCGCCGGGCACTGGTGAAGGACATGAGTTCTCTCCTCAGCTCCTGACCAGCAGGCGGAACAGCAAGGGTTCGGTGCCGGTGGCGATGGTGGTGACATTGACGACGTCATGCGCTGCACCGTCGATCCGGAGCAGGTCTCCCGGTGCGGGGCGGATGCCGGACAGATCCTCTCCGGCGACGGTGACCAGCAGGTCGCCGTTCTGCACCAGCCCGCTGACAAAGGCCGCCGAGACGCTTTCGACGATGCCCAGCAGCGGATGGTCGGACGGCGTTCCGGTCACGCTGCCGGTGGCCGGGTCGTAGCTGGCAGCCTCGGTCCTGCTGAGAACCATCGGGGCGCCGTAGCGGGTGATCAGCCGGGCCGCGACGCCCGAAAGCGAAGATCCGAGCGGGGTCATGCGCGTATAACCTCATGGCTCGCGGCCGGCCGCAGCAGCGGCTTCAGCAGCAGATCGATCAAGGGGTAGGACCGGCCGGGCATGGCGCCGGGCATGTAGTCGACCTCGACCGGGCCGACTTTCTCCCGCAGCACCTTGCCGCCGCGTTCCAGTGGCGGTGCCAGCTCGCCGGCAAGCGCGATCAGCGCCAGCTCGGCGGTGGCATGCTCAACCCGGCGCGGGATGCCGGAGAGAGTCCTTCCTTCGCTGTCCACCGCATCCCGCCGGGGCCAGGAAAGCGGCTGTCCCGGATCGGAGATGCGCCCCCGGAAGGCATAGCTGCCATCGATATAGGCGGTGGCCTGAAGCAGGGCGGCTTCCCGTGCGACCACTGGCGCCGCCGCCCATCCCGACGCGTTGCGGGCGGCGAAATAGGCATCCGCGTCCGCGACCGTGAGATAGGTGTCTTCGCCGACCGAGAGGCTCATTTCCGCCTCCCCCGGCGGCGCCGTTTGCCGGAAAGAACGGGTGCGGGCGGAGGCGCGGGAGCGCTTGGCGCTGTTATGGCTGCAACGGGTGCAACAGCAGGCGCCGGGACATGGGCTGGAGTGGACTGGCAGGGTGGCGGCTGCACTTCCGGATCGTCGTCCGCCAGCAGCCAGTTGCTGAACCGGCCGTCTTTCTCGTGGATATAATCCGCCCGGTTCGCGAGCAGGCGCTGCTCGCCGTAGCGGTGCTGCAGCGTGACGGTCGGCAACAGGTCGGCTTCAGGCTCGGACATGAAACGGCCCCTTCGGTCTGGCGAATGCTGAATAAAAAGCGGCCCGGGCTCCGATAGTCGGAGACCCGGGCCAGGTGGGCGCAGGGAAGGCTGATGACAGGAGGCGTTAACCGGCGATGCGGACGGCGAGCTCCGGGCGGACCAGTTTCACGCCCCAGAGCACGTCGAACTCCCAGACCGTCTGCTTGTATTGGCGCGAGATTTCGAGCCGCAGGGAGATACCCGTCTCGGCGTCGGTCATGGACAGGATCTGGTTGCCGAGCGAAAGGTCCTGGGTGCCGGCGCTGAGTGGCCGCATGGCGAGCGCGAAGGCGTCCCGGTGAAAGGCCAGATTGACCACATGGTTGGGCGTGACGGTCACAGCCGCATCGGCGGCGACATCCGCTTTCAGGGCCGGGTTAATGGCAACCGCGACGCCGCTGCCATCGAGAACCGCGTCCGTCGTCACCGCGTAACTCTGGGCGTGTCCGGCGAAGCTGACAATATCGCCTGCTTCCAGGGTCGGGTTGCCTATGTCGGATTTCAGGCTGACGCTCGCCGCCCCGGTGCTGGCAACATTGGCGGTGATGGTGAAGCTGCCGCTGTCGCTGGCTGTGCCGGCGGCATGGGTCAGCACGCCGTCATCGGCGTACCACTCGATTCCGAACTTGCGGCCGATCTCACCGTCGATCTTCACCGATGCGGAGCCCACTTTCTCCGCGTCGGAGAAGGGCGCGAGGGCCAAAGCGTTGGCCTCGGCATCGAAATCCAGCACGGCCCGCCGGTCGCCACGTGGGGCGAGCTGCTTGTTCAGCAGTTTGCGGGCGGAGGTGGCGTCGGACACGTCGGAGCTGAAAGGCGTCACGCCCGCGCCGCCGACAAGACCGAAGACGCCCTTGTACTCGGCATGGACGGAGGCATTGACCGCATTGGCCAGCGCCCGGATCGCCTCGCTCATCTGCATCGGCACGAAACTCTCGTTCCGGTCGATCTCCATCACCTCTTTATCCGTCAAGTAGAAGCCCGCCTTCTTCCATTTATCCAGCGGGACCTGAACCTTGGAGATGGTGATGTCGTCCGGCTGCGGGGCGGTGTTCGACGGGGTGACGTCGCTCGCCGTGATGGCGCTCGGCAGCGGCACGTCGACAGTGTCGCCCTTGCGGGCGGCGTCGTTCGAATAGTCCGCGTTCACCAGCCGGGGCATGATCGCCTGCTCGCGCAGGGCCAAGAGGCCGCGGGCCAGGATTTTCGGCATGATTTCGGTCATGGCATTTGCCAT